CAACTCATGTTTATCTCATATGCTGCAAAAGAAATTGCCGCATACGTAGATCGAGTTAATGATCCAGAAGAATGGTATCAGAATAAAATGGCCACTACCCATTCAATGATGAAGACTCTTTATTCTTATGCACAAGGCCAGATGCAATCAATGAATGCAGATGATGATCTGATGGCTGGATACTACGGTGAAGAGATTACAAAGCTCGATGCTCGCAGAAGAGAATTCAAAGAAAAGCTTCGTAAATTGGCATATGAGAAATATGGCAAGAAAAAGGTAGATGCTGTTGATAAGGCAGAACTAGACGAAGAGACTTGGAAAGAAATCGAAGTATATGCTAAAAAGCACGGTGGTATCGACAAGAAAGATATGCTAAAAGTTGCGATGATGCTGAAGAAGGGTGATCGTAAAGGTGCTGAAAAATATGCTCGTGGATTAGATACAGATCCTCGTGATTGGCTCTTAGATAAGATGGATGATCTTGATGAAGCAAACTTCAAGCCTGGTAGCCTTAAATTGAACGATGGTTCTAAGGTTAAGATTTCGATGGATGACGCAAAGGCGATCACTGCAGTAATGAAGACACTCAGCCCAAAGAATCGTAAAGAGATGGAAACACGAATGATGGCTGATAAAAAAGGCTTTGATGAAATCATGGCCTTCGTTGATGCTGCAGGTATGTGATGGCTTGGGTTGCCGTAACAAATTCAAATGGTCTTTGGGAATACGATAATGCTGCTACTGCGGCGGACCCAGACACCTATGATGATATGAATGGTACGGTAACGGCCGGTATTAGATCGTTTACACCAACTGGCGGGAATACGCAGTATACTTACATTAAATGTAGACGAACTGGGACAACACAGATTCGAGGTGAACTGTCAAAAAACTATTACGATAACCAGTAATTAGTAAATGTATAAATAAGATTTAAGAAGAAAAACAAGGGTAAACAACATGAAATTAATTACCGAAGTAAATGAAAGTTGTGAAGTAATTTCTGAGCTGAATGAAGAAACCGGCAAGAAGTCGTTCTTCATTGAAGGCGTTTTTATGCAAGGTAATATCAAAAACCGAAATGGTAGAATCTACCCTAGTGATGTTCTCGAAAAAGAAATGAATCGTTATCAAAAGGAATTCATTGAGACTAAGCGCGCTCTTGGCGAGCTCGGTCATCCTGAAGGTCCACAAATCAATGGTGAGAGAGTTTCTCACTTGATTACTGAAATGAAAAGAGAAGGTAACGACTTTTACGGGAAAGCAAAAATTCTTGGTACACCTTACGGGGAAATCGTAAAGACTCTTCTCGACGAAGGTGTTAAGATCGGAGTCTCGACTCGCGGCCTTGGTTCTGTTAAAGCTAAGAATGGAGTGATGGAAGTACAAGGTGATTTTCATCTTTCGACAGTTGATATTGTCACTGATCCTTCTGCACCTAACGCCTTTGTTAACGGTATTATGGAAAATGTAGAATACTATTACGATATTGCTTCTAATGCTTGGCTCCCACGGGAAGCTCAAGAAGAAGTTGCTGAAGTGGTCGAACAAATCACGAAGCAAGTTCATAAGAAGTATAATAGAATAGTGAACAAAATTGACGAACAGACAGCAGCTAAACTCTTCCAGAAGTTTATTAAGACGCTGCAAAAGTAAAAGATTTATAAATAGTTTGCAACAATTCAATTGTTACATAAAAGGAGACTAAATATGGCAGATGATCAAAACAAGGTTGTCACTGACGAGGAGGTTCTCGAGAGTGCAACAGAAACTGTTGAAGAGCAGGTTGAGTCTGTTGAGGAAGTCACCGCAGAAGAGCAGCAAGAAGTAGTAGCTGAAGCTGAGGAGCAAGTAGAAGTTGTAGAAGAGACTGAGGAAGTTACCGAAGTTGATCCTACAATTGCTTCTATCTTCGAAGGTGTTGACCTTTCAGATGAATTCAAAAATAAAGTATCAGTCGTTTTTGAAGCTGCAATCAACGAGCAAGTTAAAGAGAAAGTCACGGCAGTCGAATCTCAGTTGCAAGAGCAACTTGAAGCAGAGCTTCAAGAATCTCTGACAACTAAGGTAGAAGAGATTGTTGAAAATCTTGACAAGTATCTTGACTATGTCGTTGACGAGTGGATGGCTGAAAACGAGATTGCTATCGAAGCTGGCATTAAAGTTGAAATGGCAGAATCTTTGATGAGCGGTCTTAAAGATCTATTCGAAGAGCATAACATTGACGTAGACGATGAAACTGTTGATGTAGTAACTGGCTTGGAAGAGCAGGTTGCAGCATTTACAGAAAAGGAAAATGAGCTTGTAAATAGCAACATCGAGCTCGCACAGCAAATTGCAGATATGAAAGCTGAGAAAGTCTTTGAGGAAATGACACAGGACCTCACTGTTTCTCAACAAGAAAGAATGAAGACTCTTTCTGAAAAGCTTGACACTGCGGATCTGGAGTCTTATACTACTAATCTTCAGACCATTAAAGAATCTTTCTTTGCAGAGACATCTGTGAAAAAGGAAGAACTGATTGAAGAAGAAATCGCTCTGGAAGAGGAAGAAATTAAGCGTCCTATTTCTGACTATTCTTCGGTCAATGCTCTTGTAGAGGCACTCAACGCAAGAAAAACCAACTAAAATTAGTTTTTTATAAATAAAACAGTAACACAGTTTAATAACAAGGAGATAGAATAATATGTCTGAGACAAACTATCAAGCGCTTGTGGAAAAGTGGGGGCCAATTCTAGAGCACGAATCTTTTTCACCTATCAGCGATCAACACCGCAGATCTGTAACTGCGACTATTCTTGAGAACACAGAGCGTGCTCTTCAGGAGTCTGGTGACCTTTCTGCTAACATGAGCTCTCTGCTTTCAGAAGCTCCTCTTAACCAAGTGGGATCTACTGGTGGATTTACATCTGGTTCTGCCGATGGCGGCCCCGGTGCAGGTTACGATCCAGTACTGATTTCTCTCGTTCGTCGCGCAATGCCAAATCTGATTGCATACGACATCTGTGGCGTCCAGCCAATGACTGGTCCTACGGGTCTCATCTTTGCAATGCGATCTCGCAAGTCTACTCAGCTTGGTGCTGAATCTGGCTACGCTGAAGCAGATACTGCTTTCGCTGGTACAGGTACACACACAGGTACAATCCCTGTCGCTGATGCTGCTAACACTACATTGTTCGAGACTGGCACAGGTATGACTACCGCCGCTGGTGAAGATCTCGGTGATGGCGGTACTTTCGCAGAAATGGCCTTCTCTATCGAGAAAGTAACTGTTGCTGCTAAGACACGTGCACTGAAGGCTGAGTACACCACTGAATTGGCACAAGACCTGAAAGCAGTTCATGGTCTGGATGCCGAGACTGAGTTGGCTAACATTCTCCAGTCTGAGATCCTTACTGAAATCAACCGTGAAGTTGTTCGTACAATCTACACCACTGCTGAAGTTGGTGCAGGTAATACTGCTGCTTCTGGTGTATTTGATCTCGACGTTGATGCTAACGGCCGCTGGTCTGTAGAGAAGTTCAAGGGCCTGATGTTCCAAGTTGAGCAAGAAGCTAATGCAATTGCTAAGGCTACTCGCCGCGGTAAGGGTAACATCGTAATCTGCTCTTCTGACGTGGCTTCTGCCCTTCAGATGGCTGGTGTACTGGATCACACTCCAGCACTTAACAGCAATGCCCTGGAAGTTGATGACACAGGTAACACCTTCGCTGGTGTACTGAACGGTCGCTTCAGAGTTTACATTGACCCATACGCAGGTGCTAACTACATGGTTGTAGGTTACAAGGGTTCTAGCGCATTCGATGCTGGCTTGTTCTACTGCCCATACGTACCTCTGCAGATGGTCCGTGCAGTTGGTGAGAACACTTTCCAACCGAAAATCGGATTTAAGACTCGCTACGGCATGGTTGCTAACCCCTTCGCTGAAGGTCAAGCAACTGCTAACAATGCTGCTGGCGTCGGTCTTGGTGCTCTTACAGCTAACGTTAACAAGTACTACCGTAAGGTACGCGTTACAAACTTGTTCTAATAACAAGAAGCCCTTTCAAAGGGGACGCTTTAAGGGAGGCTTCGGCCTCCCTTTTTTTTACGTCTAAAACATGCATATGTCACTCGGAAGATTGGTCCAGATACTCCACACTGGATCATCTTCAGAGGCTTCAAACTCTACGGCCGCTGAAAATTGAACTCCGTGTTCCATTTCATGTAACTGACTCATCACCCAACGAGTTCGAAGGATAGTCTCTGCATTATTCGTAGGCGGTGGTTGATCTTCTATTGGATCCAAACAAAAACATCCACCAGTTGTTCCCAGTGGTACTGATTGCCCTTCGTATTCACCAGTACCTTCGCCGAAAGTACATCTAGCATTGTAGTCTGAAAATCGACCCGTTGGTAAATCGGCATAAGTCATGATTGTACCAAACCCACCATAGATACCCTCGTAATCAGGATTATCTGCTTGTGGATTATACCCTTGTATGTGGTGACCATACGAATATTCAAACAAACCATAATCGCTTCGTATATCGTCATAGTGATGCTGAGCACCAAGTAAGTGTCCTATTTCATGGGCGAATGTCTCGTGCGCACGTTGATAATAACGTGTAACTGCATATTCTTGGAACACTGTATTATGGAAACACTGTAAAATACCTCTCGTCTTATCAATACCACGAGTTGCATCTAAGTTAGCAACACCACACGCAATAGGCTCTTCAGGTTTCTTTTTAAATAGAAATACTAAGTCTGCTTCTGCTTCACGTTGCCATTGATCAAGATTTTGAAATTCATATCTCGCATTAAAGAATGCCGAGTATTGTCGATATAAATCACCTGGCGCCACGTCAACCATTACTATGCCTGCTCGACGAACAAGTGTATACGTACCTGACGACATATACATGTGGTTTGATTCGTAGATTT